GCAAGTTACCAGAGGTTAAAGTAACAGCCTTACGACCTGGTACTGTGAACTTATGGCCGATTTTAACATCAGTTAAAGTACCACTTACCGCAATCTCACCAAAACGATGATCGACATTGTCATAAGCACCGTTAGCGTTCTGAGATTCAGAGCGAGCCAATGGCTTCAATGAAACAGTTGAAGTTACAGTGATAGCCGCGCTAGTTGCAGCGCTTAAAGTAGCCAAGTTGTTGCCCTTGAATACTTCCTCAATGCCGCCCACTTGCATAGACGTCAAGCCTTTCTTGTAAGCTTCGTCATTAATGCCGTTGCTCATGTTGGCAGAGCCTTTAACAAGCTCTAACGCACCTGCGCCCATGACACGAGAGTTTAAGAAAGCAGTAGCACCCTTGCCTTGATACATTTTCGCATCAAAGAAACGGTTATCAACTTCATTCATTACCTTGAACACGTTGTCTTTATCCGCTGCGCCTGCAGTAGGTAAGCAGAAAGCGCCATGTGTAGCAATCTTTTGAAAGGCATCAATTTCAACACCCTCTAATAGAGTAGCCATACCAGCTTGGATGTTACGCTTAATTAAACGTTCATCACGCATTTCATCAGCACGTAAACCGTTGTGCACGTTCATTGGTTCGCCAAGAGCACCACTAATAGATAGTTCTAGTGGGTTTCCTGCTGTGGTGTCCCAACCGCTTTGACGGTTAGTATTCTGTTGTAATGGTTTCCACCATTGGTTACTTGAACGCGACATTGAACCGGGTTCAGGCACAAATGGTTCTGTCTTATCAGTTAACGGGCTATAAGCCTCGCTCATTTCTACGATAGCATCGAGTGCTGCCGTGATTACTTGTGTTTGTTCAGACATTTTATGTCTCCTTTAATTAGACTGCCAAGCGTCCGGCTTAGAAGCTGAGATATACCCAGGCTCTTGAGCTGCCTTTTTCTTAAGCGCCTTTCGCTCCATAGCCTTGTCAAACGCTGTAAGGTCAGTGCGTTTATTAATCTTCGCAATTTCCTTATCAACGTTAAACGCTGACGAAGCACCGCCGCTTATAGGCTCTTCGGCCTTAGCTTGGCTTACATGAGTTTTCTTAGGTAGATTTTTAACAACCTTATCTTCTAAGCGTGTCAAGTATTTGGTAAGTTCTGAATAGCTGCCCATTGCCACAACGTCAGCAAGTTCTGCCTGTGTTGCTTTACTAGCACCTATCACACCCAAAACCAACGGCGAGTTCTTGCCGATATAGTTACGGATTGCATTGAAGTCGCTGTCACCTAATAAGGTATGCGCGTTATCAATATCACTATCAATAGTCGGTGCAATTGCCTTTACGGTTTCAATGTCTTCTGCAAACTTATCTTCAACAGCCTTCATAGCCGCTACGTTATCAAGAGATTTCTGCCTGTGCTCGTCTCGTTGAGTGCTGATACTTTGATTTGATTCTTTCCAAAGCTCGGTATCTTCACTTAACTTGGCTAACATCAATGCTTCAGAACCTTCAAACTCGTCATATAGACGGGCTTTATAGTCATCAAACATCGGTCGCGGCGTTGCTTCTTTAGCCTTAAACTCAAACCCAGCAGGCTCTTGTCCTTGCTCAATTTGTGCTTGTAGCTGGTCAAGCTTCTCTTGCTTTTTCTGTAACTGCTTTGATTGCCGTACACGTTCACGCGCAAAACTTGCGTTATGCTGCTTAGTTTCTTGGTCATCGTCTTGGGCTTCAGTCTCACCCACCAAATCCGCGAGGTTTACCGTTGCTGCTTCAGCTTCTTCTGACTCTTGAGAGGAGTCATCAGTATCAGCACTCTCCAATGCTAAATCCTGTTCTTCTGCTGCTGCTTCGATTACTTCACTTTGTTGGTCTAACTGATCGATTTCTTGATCGCTCATGGTTTTAATTCCGTCATGGTTTAAGGAAACTCTAATAGTTAAAGCCTATCAGGTAGGCTGTGATTGATAAATTATAACAATAATCGCTTATTGTCAAAGTTGTTGCATACCTCTGCGCTTTTCTACCGCATCAGCTTGCATAAGTTGAGACTCGACACCCTTCTTCAGAGTGTCCATTTCAGTGTTGTTTATGTTAGCGCCTGCCTCTTGCGCATTAATCTGCATGTCACCGCGCTTAGTCTCTGCGTTGAACATATCTATTTGCGTCTTGGCTTGGTCATTCTGTGCGCCTGTTTGCGCTTGATAGGCTTTAATCTGGTTAGCCTGTGCCATGTTCTGTTCTTTCAGCATTGACTGTTGCGCTTGTAGCTGCCTTGTTTCCTCTTGCATTAAGGCAATCTGTGCTTCAATTGGTGGCTGTTGGTTTTGCTGTGCTTGCTGCAACTGCATAACAAACTGTTTTTCCTCTTCTGTTTGAGGCTCTATACCAGGCATTTGCATTGACAACATCTCAAACCTAGCAGCCTTAGCAAGTTCCTCACTACCTGCGCCCGATGAATTAGATATGATGCTGTATAGAGTGGCTTTTGCCATCTTGTCATTAGGGTCTGCAAAGTTAGAGTAGATCTCTCTTTGAGTTGCTGCCTCTTGCTGTCTTTGAGTTTCATAAGTAGGTGCTACTTTAGAATAAATGCTAAACTTAGCTCCTTTAAGCTCATTCTTAACGATTGAAGCACCTAGAGCAGCATCGAATGTTTCTTCGTTAACCTTTTTCATCGCCGTTGTGCCATCGCGGTTAGTAACCACAACCTTACGTGGCGTATCGTATGTATCACACACCATAGCGGCATAGACTTCAGCAAACCTCAGCATTGAATCGCCGTAGTTATCTAGCATGATGTAACGCAATATACCTATTTGTTTCTCTACCTTATCAAAGGCCACGCCTGACATGTTGCTATCGAATGAGTCCTCAGTAACACCAGGGTTAAGAATCATGTCCATGATAGGCAATAAGCCCTGCTGCAACTGTGCTACTGCAGGCGCTACTTGAGGCGGTTGTGTGTATTCAGGCATAAATTGCTTGATAGTGCCGTCAGTGTCTACATAAGTCTTGTTCTTGCGCATGTAAGCGTGGTTAGGGTCATTCGGTGTGTTCCATTCGTCATAGCCTTCGATTTCACGAGGGTCAACAACAGGCTTTTGATGTGGCGATCGCATCATTAAGCTAGCTGTGTAGTTCATTGAAGCATTGAACAATACCTGTGGGTCTTTAGCTGCCTTTACGATGCCGTAGAAGTTTTCGACACCGTTGCAGAAATTACGCTCACCATAGATAGGTATAATAGGAATCATGCCACCTGGTACTACTGATTCCTTCAACACCTTAACGCCATTGGTAACGTATTTCTTGCAGCACTTAACCTTAACTTTCTTTTTGCGGAATGGTTCAGGCGCACCGTCTAATGCTAGTGCGTCCTTTTTCAGCATAGGGACAATCTTTTCTTCGCCGGTTTCCATATCGATAGATAGATACTGATAGAACATTTCTACCTTTTCTTCTATCTCATAGAATTCTAGCAAGGTAATCTCTTTGCTAGCAGCGTTATACAGTGAATTGCCTAGCTCTGTACCGTTTAGCACTTCGTACACTGATTTGTATGGACTAGAAAAGGATATAAAGCCTGCATCCTCTTCATCTATACCCTCATCCTCAAGCCATTTAAGGTAGGCATCCTCTGTCATAGCATTGCGAACACCACACCACCTAGCATCTGATTTATCGTACAACTTAGAGTTAGATTCAAAGAACACACAGCGTATAGCTTCAGGCAATGGCGATGCACCCACTTCAAGCTCACTGTTTAGCATGTCTTCGCTGTCAACTTCCTCAGTGTTAACACGCCAAGCACCGAAACCACAATCCATCGCATCATCTTGAGCAATCTTAATAGCCTGCTGTGATTTGGTAAGCCTTGTATCAGTGCGGTATTTGCCTTGCATGAGTTCATCAAGGTCGTCATCGTCACCATTCTTAGTGCGAAACAATACCTCAACTTCATTCTGTCTAAACTCTGCTTGCACTGCCTTGCGTTCTCTGCCAATAAGGTCAAACTGGCCTAAGAATTCAGTCGTACATTCGGCCCTCATCTTGTCATCAAGCTGTGTAATACGCGCAAAGGTTAAGTCAGGGATGCGCTCGTCTCTTACCGTTGAAGCTATAGAAACATCATGGCTGTGCTTCTCTAGCATCTTTGCTAACTGTTCATCAGTAATCATATATCTAATATCCGTTATCTATAACGCGGTAAGTTTAAGCTCGGTGGCATTGATGAGTTAACAACTTTAGACACAATAGGCTCACTAAAAGTAAGAGCACCAGCATCACCATAATCAGGACTAAAGCCAAACTTAAGCTTTATCTTATCCTTCGCCCACATAACTTTACGATCATTTGAATCTCTATCGTAAGGCGATGCGCACAAGTCTGCCTGTATTTCGTCATCATCAGGTATGTCAACTGGTAACGTTTCATCTGTCATCCAGTCGGCCATTAGTTGCCACATTTCATTGCGCTTGTTCTTGTATTTTACATTATTCAGAGGTGTAGCGCCAAAATGCACAGATTTTACGCGGTCTTTGTAGCCTATCTCATGCAATCTATCCACAATGTCAGCACCTGAACCAAAGTCTATGAACATCATGTCAGGCTTTTTACCTGCTATTGGGCATACTGTGTCTAGTAATTGCTTACATATTGACACGTTCTTACCTAGCTTGTCACACTGCACACCTATGTAGGCTTGATGGTCATACATTTTGCGTCCTTGCCGCTTGATAACAGCGAACCTATCGCCACCCCTTGAAGGGTCAACACCAACAATGAGCGGGCCATTACCGTTAAAAGCATTAACCCTAGCCTTTAAGCATTGGTCAGCGTTAACAAGTGTCGTGCCTCCGCCTGTTACCTGGAATGCTTCAGCCGCATTCATTGGGTATTCTTGCTTAAAAGAAATTTCACCGTCTTGGCCGTCAGTTGATAGCTCGAATATCTTATTTCTGCGCCAAGCCATCTGCCTATCATTAAGGCTGTACTTATTCTTAAGCTCTATCTCATCATGCGTAAGCTCTAAGCCTTCAGCATCGCGTTGGTATTCGTCTTGCCAGTACCAAGGTACAAAGATAGGTATAAACTCGCTTTGGCCTTTCTCTGCTGCTTTCCATTGTTGGTGAAAGTAATTACCAACACCGTTAGCCGTTGACTCTAATACAACCTCTGAGCCGTTGCCTGATGGTATAGCCTGCATTATGCCTTTAGTGTGTTCTGCTGCATTCTGCCAGAATCCAACCTCTGAACCGTGAAAGTATTGGATAGTTTGCCCACGACCTACAGCTTTGTTACCTGCTGTGCCTATCTTGTAGCCACTATCAATATTATTAAAGTGCAGCTCCTTAGCATTGGCAGCACCCGCACTAGGTTTAACGAATTCAGAAAGGTTGTCATAGTAACGCTCGGTCATCTCAAACAGGGCGTTTGTTGACTCTGCATCATGCGTAAGAATGAAGGCTTTAACGCCTTTGTTGTGTGTAACCTTCCATAGAAAGCGGCCTTCGACATAAGTAGACATGCCCTGCTGCCTACCCTTAAGAACTATTGCCCTTACTTTGCCTGTCTCTTTTAACTGCTCTTGTAGCTTGTTATGAATGTATAACTGGGCCTTGTTAAGCTTAAGAGACTGTAAGCCATGCTCTTTAGTACGAATCATTAAACAGTTTCGAGCGTAGAACTCAAAGTCTGTCATTAGCCTAATGCGCTTCTCTTCAGCACTCATTGCAGCTTATCTAGCCAGTCTTCATGCGTAACCTGA